TAAGTAAAAACTGTCTGGTCTGCATTGGAACTGTCTCCGTCATAGCTTATTGAAAGTCTATCTTGAGGAACTGCGCCAAGTTGATTCTGTGTCTGATAAGGAACTTGGTCTTGTAATATTGTCGGTGTTAAAGCTATACTCATTTATTTATTCCTCCTTTTTGAATGATATTGCATTAACTTCATCAGCTAATGTTTTTGGCTCTGTGCTATCTTTTATCTTTGAATTCCATGACGGATGTGTTCTATTCTTAAGAACCATCTGGAATACTGCATTAAGTTCAGGAGCTGAGTCGCTGATTTCCTGTCCTGATTCTTTCTTAATGAACATCGACTTAATTTCGCAAGGTGTTTTCCCCTTAACTTCATCAGTCTTAAATTCACCAAGTATAGGAAGAACATCTGCCATCCCGTCTAGAAACTGTTTTTTATTTTCATCAGCTCCCTTATTGAATGAGTCTACCATTTTTTTCTTATCATCATCGTCGTCGTCATCATCGTCATCGTGTTTCTTTTTAGAATCTTTTGCTTTTTTGTCTTTTTTCTTTTTATCTTTTCTTTCTCTTTCTTCTTCCTCTTCTTCTTCCTCTGTTTCTTTTCCTTCGTATGGTTCGTCATCGTCGTCGTACTTTTTCTTTAGTGCATCATACTTCTTTTTGACGTCAGAGTATTTTTTCTTAAACTTGTCATCATCTTCGTCATCATCGTCAAGTTCTTTTTCAACTTCTTTTGCTGTCTCGTCGCTGATTTTCAATCCTTTCTTATCAAGAATTGCTTTTAGCTTTTCACTTTTTGACATGTGTTTACCTCCGTCTTTCATTTCAAGATTTTTTTCCATTTTCTTTAACTGTGTGTAATATTCTCCGCCTAATTCCTCGATGTGGTCTCCTGCGATGTAGGCAGCACCTTTCTTTATAAAGTCCTCTAGGGATATTCCGCCCTTCACTAATTGATACAATTTTTTAAGTGTATCCTCATGTTCCATTTCTACTTTCTTACCTTCTTTGAGTGCTGTTAAATCAGCGTCGTTTACTTTTTTAGAATCTGTTATACGACAAATATCACCGCATCTTCCATTTTCGACCATTGCAATATGATTTATATCTTTGAATCGCTGAATAAATTGGCATCCATGGGAATTAACATCCTGTATTTCGACTTTTTCAAAGTCACCTTCCCAGCCACAACTCACCTGACGGACTCCGCTTGTATAATTATCAAGGACTTTATTCTTGATAACAAATTCGCAATCTATAACTGTATAAGCTGAATTTTGAGTAAGTGCAGGTTTATCAGCGTAACCATTTTCCCATGTCTTTTCATCATTGAAGTTTAAGAAAGAATCGGGATGTTTTACGCATATAGGAAGTTTTTTTAATTCTTGGAATTTTTCGCATGCTTTGACAACTTCACTAGCAGGACGATAACAAGGTATAGGAATCATCGGGTCTACACCCTCAGTTCCTATTTCATTAGGCATATAAAGATACACACCATCTCGCATGATGGTACATTTCTTATTCTTAACTTCAACTGTATCGTAAAATATCAATCATTTGGATAGACTATTGTCGTAATTTTTAACTCTCGGTAATGTCATTATATCAGAAATTGAAAAGTATCGCAAACGGGCTAATCTTGAGGCGTATCTACACATCTACAGTTTATAGCAACTGTTCCAGGGAAACCTATAGGCATATCAACAGTTCGTTTTTTCCACGTCTTGCCGCCGTCTTTGCTATAGACAGTGTCATCTTCATATTTGCATAGTAAGCCATCCATAATATAATGACTGGGTTTTGCGCTTGGATACCGGCCTCTTGGGTTTCCTCTTACTCTTTCATCCTCTGCCGTGAGCCAAATATACGTTGAAAATCCGGCATTAATACTACGCTTCTTGTTGAGAGCTGAGGTTATATTCTTTATTTCGTTTCTTGCTATCAGGGCAGCTCGCTTCTTTGTTATCTCTCCGGTACGCATTATCTCACTTTGGACTTGTCGAATACTCTTTCCTTGGGCCACCGTAGTACGTAGAGCCATACTCATGCGATATAAAGTATTATCTCTTAAATCGCTTAATACTTCCAGATTCTTGCTTATCGTAGCATTGATAAAAGGCTTGTATGCTTTAAATTCTGGTAAATCTTCGATGCTAAATCCAAACCCGTATTCTACGGCTTTGCGGAATTTATACCCTTGGTACTTATCTGCACTTAATAGAATCTTACGTACAACCTTTTCGAGTCTTTCATTATGGAATCGCTTACGAATCTGAGCTATAATTTTATCAATTACTTTGTCCAGTGCCTTATTATATGGTGCTGCATCTTGCCACTGGTTCTTAATTGTAGGTTTAGCCATTTCTTCAATTGCCAGATTGGTAAACTTCTTTCTAATCTCTGTGACTATATATTTGAGGTTTTTGTAATACTGAGCTTCGATATTAAGATTACTTTGTATGGGCCGCATACCTTTACGGGGTAATTTACGCTTCTTTGCGATGTCAGGGACACTATACATCACTCTTCCGTATCTTCATCTAAATATATAAAACCAACTTGCGACTGATTTCCTTCTTTACCACCAATTAAATCCCATTTATGTTTTTTTTGTCCTACTCTTCCAAATTCATCTGCTGAATTTTGTTCTTTTTCTGACAAAGCCTTTGCTTCTTCTGAACCAGCTAATATGTTGGTAAAAAATGTTCCCCAGTGGTTAGACTTTCTTATATAAACAGGTCTGTCTTTATAATATCCCAACCAATACTCTGATGACTGTCGCCTATTATAAGAAGGACTTTTATAAATATTTATTTTAGTTATTCTATCTAATACTCCAAGTTCCATTGACTCAAAGTCTAATTCGTTTTGCTTATGAAAATTATTAATTTTGTTTTTATCACATTCATAAAACTCTTTTAAATAAGATTTCTCTACTTTTTGATATTCTTTCATTTTATATTTAGTTAAAGCATAATCCAATTCTGTTTTTGTTAAACGTTCGTCACTTTTTATTCCTAATGTTTTCTTTGTTTCTTTATCTATATCTTCTGGGGCAATATATTCTGTTTTACCGCTTAAACTTTTTTTAGTAGTTATTTTTTCTATTTTTGAAGTTATTTCGTTTATTGCTTTTGAGGTTTTTGAATAATTTGGTTTAGAGGGTTTATTAGGCCCTTGTCCACCACTTGGCAGGCTTCCACCAACTTCACCCTCTCTACCTGCATGTTCAAAATGCCCGCTTCCTTCTCCTCCATCAGTTATATAATCATCTCCCTTTTCTAATTGTTCAACATCTTCATTTTCTGAATTATTCGGATTTTCCGAATTATCATCTTTTGTAAGTGACAGCATTTCATTTCTTAGTTCGTCTATTTCTTCCGCTTGTTCACTAGTTAGAAGACCTTTGTCCACAGCATAATCTTTTATCACATCATCGGGAAGTCCGATGTTTTGCATTGCTGACATATTGTCAAGTATAGATTTCTCGGTAGCTACCTGAGTAACTTTATCAATATTCTCAGGGCTGTTAAATTCAAACTCAAATTCAACATCATCTTCACCTGAAAGTATGGCAATTATAACTCTGAATAGATGTTTCATATTAGGTTCTGTTTTCTTTGATTCTTTGCCGATATAATCGTAGAAGTTTTCCATATCAGGACGTTTTGAAGCTCCTAGACTTCCACTATCAGGAGAACGTCCAAGAAGCACCATAGAAGGAATATTTGATGCAGCGGATAATCTTGCTAAGCTTCTCTCGTCTATTTCTGGAAGTTGGGCAAAACTCTGTTGTACAAATTCGACTTCATCTTCAAAATCTAAAATACCAGCACTTAGCATCGAGGCGTAATTTTCAATTAGATTGATACGCTCCACAGCCAATCTTTCATTCTTTTGCTTTACGAGTTCATTTAGGCCTTTCAAACGATAGTATTTCATATTGCCACGATAGACCATGTTGACTATGCCTTTTTGGATATACTCATCATTAATCAATGCTTGGAAGATATTTTGATATTGGCTCATACCCAAGTATCTAAATTGTGGCATACGTCGTATAGGGGCAGGGATACCTTTAAACAACATGCAATTTTCTGCCGTTAGATAAACACCGGCTAAACTAATATTTTTAGGTTCAAAATATTTCTCACTTACTATTTCTGTATGTGGAATTATAGCCATGTAGGACAAATCTCTGACAATAAACTCTATATCCTCTTTGCCTTTAAATAATTTATAGTTATAAGGCTTGCTAGGGTCTTGTGCCTTATCCTTGGGAAACATGATACAACCGCCATAGATATATTCATTCATCTTGGCAAGTTTTACTCTGTTTTCTAAAGCACGTTCTTTATAGAACTTCAAACAATCTTCTTCTAACTTTGGCTTACCTGGAATTTTAAAAGTAAAACCATTTTTAAATATATAGTCTGTGGGTATCTCGACAATCTTCTTGCCCACCCAAGTCGTCATGTAGATATTTTCAAGTTGTACGTACGGAATAGTAAGTTCTGTTTGAAAGTAACTGTTATTAGGATTTGTGACGTCCCTTGCTCTTGCCGCTGAAGTACTCATAACGTTTGCAAGGTTGTCTGTAGTAGGTACGTTTTTATGTATTATTTTAGAGGGAATAATATTTCTAGGTTTCGATTCAAAAGGATTATACCAGGCCACTATTCCCCCTGAGTAACTGTTTATACTCGCTTACATAATCACGGCCAGCAAAGGCAATCTTTATCGCATCTGTAACGCAATCCTCTATATCGTCGTGTTTTCCATTAGGGAATGTCATAAGCTCCATTTTAAGGGCATCAATATCCTTAATATCGGAATTAATAATTACATTATAACAGTTTTTGTCAATTCTTGCAATTGAGTTGTTAGCCCGCATTACTTTGTCAAGTTTTCTATCTAACATGTTTTTTAGAGTATCCTCATCGGGGATATAAGCACTAGTCTTTCTAAAATATTGATTTAAGTATATTCCATGTCCTTTATCTTCAATCCATAAATACCTAAAGTTATCTTGGGTCTTTTCTACTATCCATTTCTCGCACCATGCCAATACATCAATAGAGCTTATCTGTCGTCGTATCATGTCTATCAAATAGAGCTTATTATCTTTAACTCCACAGTACAGAAAAACAGTAAAATCGTTTTGTTGTTTTTCTTTGTAAGCTGTGTCTGCAACTATATATCTATAATCGTAATCATCTTCTTTAGGTAATGTTCCACGTGGAACAAATAGAAACCAATCAAGTTTAAATAAATTACCGCCCTCTACTGTAGGATTCTGTTGATATAGCGCCATAAACTCGCTATCAGTCATTATGGCTCGTTGACCGTTTAAGAAATCTATATTCCTAAATTCAGGAAACAAAGCCTCTCCATTCTTTCTATGTTCGTCATCTTCCATAGCTATTGCAGAATGGCTAAAGAACTTAACAGGGTTTTTAAAACTTTTTTGTATCTCTTTTATCTTACCAATTAAGTCGTCTACATGCCAACGACTGTGAGTTATGACAATTAAACTATCATTTTGTCTACGGGATATGATGTCAGAGCTAAACTGTCCATAGACCTTTTCTCTTTGTACTTCGCTCATTGCATCTTCTTTCTTGGAATATGGGTCGTCTATAATTGAGAAGTGAGACGGATAGCCTACATTACCCCCACCCATAATACGGAATTGAACCTTATCACCTGTTTCGGAGATGATTATCTGTTTCCGGTTAAAATCCATTACTCTTGGGCCAAAAATATTATTGTACTTCTCAGAAACTAATATATTTAAAACAGCCGTACTTGTTTCATCCCTTAAATTCTCATCCGCAGAATAATAGTTGAATCTTTTATCGGGATGTCTACCTATAAGCCATGCAATGTAATATCTTAACACAGTAGTTTTGCCATGTTGAACTGGGGCTTCTACACAGTAGATAGGACGCTCTTGCTTTAAATATGATAGATATGCTTCTTGTAGAAAGTCACAGTATGCCTTTACCCACCAATTTGTGGGATGTTCCGCACCAAAAAGATATCTATAGAATAAATAAAAGTCTGTTTGTAGTAGTTTTCTGTCATTCATTAGTTACGCTTTTTTCTGAGTCTCCCGCCTGTGGAGCAACCTCATTTTTTACGTCGCTACCGTTTTTTGGCTCATTTTTTGGAATTAAGCCTCTTTCTGTCTTTATTTTTGTCATATCTTCACTATCAAATATTTCATCAGAACTATTTACTTGTATAAACTGTTTAGGCTTGCCCTCTGTCCTATCTAATATCATATCAATAGCGGTTAAGTCTTTATTCTTGGCTTTCTCTAATAGCTTAGCTGCGAGTATCTCAAAACCTTCTACTTGTTCTATCTCGCCTCTTTCGTTAGTATCCTCATGCTTAGTTTCTAGCCATGCTGATAGAGCTTGAGAGATACTTTTCTTTTTACGTTTAGCTTCTACACCTTTTTTCTGAGCTTCTACTGGGTCGCTTAAACCTGTCTTAAAAGCCCCTTTAGCAGTTAAGTTCTCTTCATTAGCCATAAATTGAATGATACCTCAATGTTATTATACCATAATCCTTAACTATTTTCTTTGTTTTGTAAATTTAGGGTCAATATCATTACTAATGCCACCTCTTA